GGCCTGCGCCGAGCGTAACAGTTATACAACAATTTACCGCTACACAAAACTGGACTGCTCCTACAGGCGTCACTTCAGTTGAATATCTTGTTGTAGCTGGTGGCGGAGGCGGAGGCGGAGGCTATTCAGCAGCCGCGTCAGGCTCTGGAGGAGGCGGAGGCGCAGGTGGATATTCTGCTGGAACGACATCCGTGACAGCCGGAACCACTTATGTGATTACCGTTGGCGCTGGAGGGAACGCTGGAACCGGATCTCCACAAGTTGCTGCGACACAAGGTGGCACATCATCCATTACTGTTTCATCTCCATCATCAACACTTGTTACGACGGTTGGCGGCGGTTTTGGCGCGCTTTCATCTGCATCGCCAGCCATAACAGGTGGCACAGGCGGATCTGGGGGTGGTTCAACCGGAGCAAATCCTTCGGGCGGTTCTGGAACGCCGGGTCAGGGGAATAATGGCGGATCATCCGTATCTGCTGCGCCTAATTATGCCTCTGGTGGCGGAGGTGGAGCGTCAGCTGTTGGCGCTAATGGAACTTCAACTACTGGAGGTAATGGCGGGACAGGAACTGCGTCTGCTATAAGTGGCACATCAACTTATTATGCAGGCGGCGGAGGTGGTGGAACTTACGGCGGCGGCACTGCGGGAACTGGCGGAAATGGTGGCGGCGGTGCTGCAAATATCAATGCAACAGGAACCGCTGGAACGGCCAATACAGGTGGCGGTGGGGGTGGTGCAAGCACTACTACTGCGCCGTCTTCTACTGGCAACGGAGCCGCAGGCGGTTCAGGTATTGTTATTTTAAAATATGCTCAACCAAATCCCGCAATCCTTACGTTTAATGCTTCCGGCGCATTTACTGTCCCAACAGGCGTAACAAGTGTTGATTATCTTGTTGTTGCTGGCGGCGGCGCAGGCGGAAATGCACTTCTGGTAGGGGGAAATGGTGGCGGTGGCGGCGGTGGCGGCGGTTTTAGAACTGGAACTTCATTTGCTGTAACTGCGGGAACTTCATACACTGTAACTGTGGGCGCGGGTGGATCTGGCGCTTTAGGCAGTCAAAATACTTCAGCTACTAACGGATCTGCTTCTGTATTTTCTACTATCACCTCAACGGGCGGCGGCGGCGGCGGCGCAAGTGTCGGCACGACGCCGGGTACAGCTAATAATGGCGGCTCTGGTGGTGGCGGTTCTGGCGGCAGTATCCTTGGCCCTGCCGGTTTTGGAAACACTCCAACAACAACACCGTCACAGGGAAATAATGGCGGCACAGGCGCTTTTACTGCGCCTAATTATGCTGGCGGAGGTGGCGGCGGCGCTGGAGGCTCTGGCGGCAATGGGGCAAATAATGCTGGCGGGACTGGCGGTGTTGCTGGCACAAGCGCAATAACTGGCTCAACAGTTTATTATGCAGGCGGCGGAGGTGGCGGTTGTTATAATCCAGGGCCAGGGGGTCTTGGTGGAGGAACCGCTACAACAAATCAAAAGGGCGGCGCTTCTGATGGCGCGGCAAATTCAGTGTCGTCATCTAGTGCAACTGCAAATACTGGTGGTGGCGCAGGCGGTACTGGCGGTGGCCCAAGCGCAAATATTGCCGCTGGCAACGGCGGTTCTGGCATAGTCATCATTAAATTCAACTAAGGGAGTAATTTGTGAACCGTAACGCGCAAGTTTATCGGCTGATGGGTATTGATACGGCAATGCACTTGCTTCGCCCAGGCGCAGCTTGGGAAATTAGTAATAATGAGTTTACACGTTGGGAAGATCCTCGCCCTTGTCCTTCAATTGAAGAGGTTCATTGGGTGATTGAAAAGATTAAAGAGTTTGAAGATAGTATTCCGACAGTCTATACGGACGAACAGTTAGAGGCGATGGGTATACGCGATACTCAGATAAGAGAGGCTTTAGGTGATAATTGAGAATTTATTTCCAACACCTATTGGCTTTTTTAAATACGAAGACGGCCTAACTGAAGACCAAAAAACATTTTTGTTAGTCCAAGAACAGCGCCCTAATGACGGCAATACAAGCAGCGTTGATAAATATTTGCTTAAACAGAAAAAGCTCGCCGATCTCACAACATTTATCGAAAAATCGCTGCATGAATATTTGATGGCGACGATTTGTCCTAAGAATGATGTGCGGCTTAGACTTACACAATCTTGGTTAAACTGGACAGCGCCAGGGCAACACCACCATAAGCACGCGCATCCTAATTCGTTGATTTCGGGGGTGTATTACGTTAACGCCGATAAAGAAAACGATAAGATATTCTTTTACAAAACTGAATACCAGCAATTAAAATTTCCGCCTGTTGAGTGGAACAGTTACAATTCAGAGAGTTGGTGGTATTCTGTCGGGTCTGGCGATCTAGTGCTTTTTCCCTCAAGTCTAACCCATATGGTTCAGACTGTAGGTGGCGAAGATACGCGCGTCAGCCTAGCCTTTAATACTTTTCCTGTCGGTCATATTGGCGACGAGGATGAGCTAACCGCACTTTATTTAGGAAAGTAACATGGCTCACTATGCTGAACTTGACGAAAACAACGTCGTCCTTCGCGTAATTGTGGTGGATAACAAAGACGAATCAACGCCTGACGGCACAACGGTCGAGAGCATCGGCGTTGCTTTTTGCCAGCGCCTATTTGGCGGCGACTGGGTTAAAACCAGTTATAATGGCAACATCCGTAAGCGTTATGCGGGTATTGGATACACATACAATTCCTCTTTAGACGCTTTTATTGCGCCGCAGCCTTACCCATCATGGGTGTTAAGCCCACTAACGATTGATTGGGAAGCCCCTGTGTCTATGCCAACGGATGGCAAAAAATATAGTTGGAATGAAGAAACGCAGTCTTGGGACGTTGTAAATGAAAATTGATCTAATGCCGCAACAATGGACTTATATCCTCAACGTCTTAGGCCAACGCCCCTACGTTGAAGTTGTTGAACTTATTGCAGAGATTCAAAAACAAGCCGTTGACGGTGTTTCTGTAAACGAGTAAATATATACGTTACCGACTAGCCGGATAGCTAGGTTAGAAAGGAAGTTGCCTTGAGCGACGAAGAACAGGCTGTAGCGGAGATCAGCCCCGCGCCGGAACAGGAAGCTACGGCAGCGCCTGAATCTGTTGAGACGACGCCGGAGGAACAACAGTCTACAAAATCGTTCTCTCAAGAAGAGTTGGACGCGATTGTAGGCAAACGCCTCGCAAGAGAACAGCGCAAATGGGAAAGAGAGCAAGCCCAACGACTTGCGGAGCAACAGGCTAGACAGCCCGTCGCACCTCCACCCGCGCCAGATGATTTTGAGAACGCTCAAGCCTATGCAGAAGCATTAGCGGAGCAAAAAGCTCAAGAGATGCTGGCACGACGAGAGGCCGCAAGACAACAAGCAGCTCTGCTTGATTCGTATAAAGACCGCGAAGAGGAAGCGAGAGAGCGATACGATGACTTTGAACAAGTCGCGTATAACCCGAACCTCCCCGTAACGGACTATATGGCTCAAGCTATCCAGGCTTCTGATATTGGCCCCGAAGTGATCTATCACTTAGGCTCCAATCCAAAAGAAGCTCAACGGATCGCCAATTTGCCGCCGATTTTGCAGGCAAAGGAGATCGGTAGAATCGAAGCCAAACTGGCGGCGGATCCACCGGCCAAACGCACTTCAACTGCCCCTGCTCCTATTGCTCCTGTTGCTCCGCGTTCATCTGGTGCCCCGACGTATGATACAACTGACCCCCGGTCAATGAAATCAATGTCTACATCTGAATGGATTGAAGCGGATAGACAGCGGCAACTTAGGAAGTTAGAGGCTCAACGTCGCAGATAGGTGACATAAAATGAGCAATTCACTCTTAACAATTGATATGATTACGAGAAAGGCTCTGGAAATTCTGGAGAACAATCTTGTAATCACCCGCACGGTCAACCGCCAGTATGACGACAGCTTTGCCGTCGAAGGCGCTAAGATCGGTTCGACCCTCCGTATCCGTCTTCCTGACCGCGCTTTGGTCACGGACGGCGCTGCTCTTCAGGTTCAGGACGACAACGAGCAATACACGACTTTGACGGTTTCTTCACAGAAGCACATTGGCGTGAACTTTACGTCTGCCGAACTTACGATGCAGTTGGACGACTTTGCTGAACGCGTGCTTAAGCCACGTATTTCTCAGCTTGCTTCCAGCATCGACGCTGACGTCGCTAATGCTTATCAGCAGATCTATAACTCTGTTGGCACGCCAGGCACCACGCCAGCTACGTCGCTTGTTCTTCTTCAGGGCAACCAGAAGCTGAACGAATTTGCTACGCCAATGTCTCAGCGTTATGTCGCCGTCAATCCAGCCGCTAACGCTGGTCTGATCGAAGGCATGAAAGGCTTGTTCAACCCAGTTGATACCATCAGCAAGCAGTTCAAAAACGGCTTGATGGGCGAAGGTATCCTTGGCTACGACGAGCTGAACATGACGCAGTCGATCCGTCAGTTCACGACCGGCTCGCGTAATACTTCAGCGTCTTACACTGTAACGACGACTGTTGCGACGCAGGGTCAGTCAACGATTGGCATCAGCGGTGCAACGACCGGTGAAACACTTGCTGTTGGTGACGTGTTCACCATCG